GTAGTAAAGAATCTATTGTTAATCCATCAGACATAAATACCACGCGCAACCGTTTTAGTTTTGACTTTGACGAAGGATATTTGATTAGTGGTGATCTTGTTGAATTTGCAACTCTAGACGGCACCAACCTTGATTTTGTGGCTACTGCTGGATGGGCTACCGGCACTAGGCATCCAAGTGGCAACTGGTACGTTTTTATTGATGAACTAGGTGGCATCAAGCTTTACAGCAATTTTGACAACAGTCTTGCGGGTGGTGCAACCGGAAGAATTTCATTGACTGCAATTGCTAGAAATATTCCTATCAGCGTAAAAATACGTGACAGAGTAGGACGACTTATCGGGGACGTTACTGAATATGAAATCAACACCAACCGTGAAACCGTTGACATTACAACACTAAGCGACCAACACCGTCAGCAATACAGCAGTCTGATTACTGGCAGCGGAAGTTTATCGGCACAGTGGGATTACGTTAATAGCCCGGGCGAAGAATCAGCAAATTATTTGTTACAACTTGTTGTTAGAACAGAAATTGGATCATCATTTAGGGGTAAGTTTTACCTCAAATCGAGTAATACTTCAGCACAGGGAAGCAGCCCTGCTGGCCAGCTTGACGATGCTTTGTGGTGGGAGTTTGACGCGCTTGTCACAGGAGCTGCTGTTGGGTTTACTCCTGGCGGAATTGTGTCCGCTACCATCGATTTTGTGGCAACAGGTCCCATTCGCCTACGTGCTCAAACCGTTCCAAAACGGTACCTGCTACAGCAAAATGCCTCGAAGATTGAATTGGAGCAGGATACAACTTCGTTTATCCTGTTGGAAGAAGAGGACTAGGACTTAGACTTGGTACACTTGTAACCGCCATACGGACTTGTAGGCATGGCCGACCTTCGGATCAGTGAACTAGCAGCATTAGCCGGAGCAAATCTGGCGGCTGGCGACCTGCTGGCAATTGTTGACGTTAGCGCCAGTGAAACCAAGAAGATCACCGTCACGGATCTGGTGGGCAATGCCACCACGTTGATTGCTGATGCGACTATCCCAGGCGCCAAGATCCTGTTCAGTGCTGGCACAATTGTTGGAGCTTCCATCGCTACTGGTGGTATCAGTGCCACTCAGCTAGCAAACGATGCTGTAACACCAAGCAAAATTGCCGATGAAGCCACAGTCGATCTGGTTACTACGCTGCCAGGCAGTGGCGCGTTCGTTGGACAACTGGCACTAGATACCGATGACCTGAAGGTTTACTGCTGGGATGGGAGCCAGTGGCAATCAATCAAAGCAGCTGGATCGGTCAACAGTGTTGTTGGCACAAGCACTGGTCTAGTCAATATCAGTATTGCAACAGCTGGCGATACTGTCACAATTTCAACTTCGCTGGACAATACCAGTGCAGCTGCACAATTTTTAGCTGGTCCGACATCCGCGTCTGGTGCGGTCGGCTACCGGACAATTGCCGGTGACGACATTCCAGTGGCTACCACTACAACCAAGGGTGGCGTTACCATCAATGGTCAAGGTTTACGTCTAAATGGAAATCAACTTGAAGTTAACAATGATGTAACAGCAGAGGGCACAATTTATGGCGCTGTCCGGTACAACTCAAAAGGTCTGGTAACTGCTGGCAGAGCAATCACTTCAGTAGATCTACCAGTTGCAACATCTGGCGGCATTGGTGCAGTACGGCCAGGCACTGGGCTTGCAGTTGATGCCGGCGGGGTCATAAACCACACAAACACAATCACCCCTGGAACATTTACCAAGGGCACCGTTGACGCGCAGGGACATATTTCTAGCTTTTCCTCATTAATTGACACAGATATTCCAAACCTTCCAGCAAGCAAGCTGACTTCTGGAACATTGAGTGCCAGCTTGTTTGGCACCAACAGCATTACCGGGACAAAATTAAGCAATTACTCAACTGTTCAATTTGGTGGTGCTGGCAGTACTAGCGGAGTTGTTACATTTCCAACGCCTGAATTTACGGGCCAGATGTTTTTTGATGCCAATAACGGCGATTTGTATTTATACGATGGCAATACATGGCAGCCAATTACGGTTATTTCTGGTGACCTTATTTACGCAGGCACCTATTCAGCCGCTACAAACACGGTTGCATCTGTCACAACACGAGGCTCTGCTGTTGGCTTGACAGTGGGCGCTGCTTTGCCTGCTGCTTCTGCAACCAATGTTCGATATTACGTTGTTGTCTCGCAATCGGGTAATGGCACTTCGCCAGCACCTGCCGTGGCATTGGCGCCACCAGACATGATCATTAGCAACGGTGCCACCTGGGACCTTGTTGACGTTTCAAACGCTATTGCCGGTCAAATTGCATCAAACATTAGCATTACACCGTACGGAAATATTGCCGCAACCAACGTTCAGACTGCAGTACAAGAACTGGATGACGAGAAGGTAAACAAAGCCGGCGATACAGTTACAGGTGCATTATTGATTGGTGCCGCCGGTTCGTTTGCTTTTGAAGGTAGCACCGACAACGCAAGTGAAACGTTTCTGACGGTTGTAGATCCTACGGCAGACCGTACAATTACACTGCCCGACGCAACAGGAACAGTCGTTCTGTCTGGAGCAATTGTCAATGCAGACATCAACGCAAGTGCAGCAATTGTAGATACAAAACTGGCAACAATAGCCACGGCTGGAAAGGTTAGTAATAGTGCAACCACTGCAACCAATAACAACGTAAACAGTGCGATTGTTTCACGTGACGGCAGCGGCAATTTCTCAGCTGGCACCATTACGGCTGCATTGACAGGTGCCGCATCAAGCAATGTCTTGAAAACAGGCGACACATTGACTGGCAATCTTATACTTGCTAACCAATCAGGTCTACGGTTTGGCGAAGCAACCGCAAATGGAACAAATTATGTTGGATTCCAAGCACCAGCAACAATTGCGACAGATGTGTTATGGACACTACCGGCAACGGATGGGACAAGCAATCAGGTGCTAAAAACCAATGGTGCTGGTACACTAAGCTGGAGTACGCCTACTACAGGCGGCGTAAGCCTTGGCCTTGTAATAGCACTATCCTGAAACCATGGCTGAAACATTTAACAACGCCAGCGTCAAGCTAACCAGCACCAGTGCAACTGACATCTATCAGGCGCCTACTGCTAACGCAGCAGACCGGGCAATTGTACTGAGCTGCCTTGTCGCCAACGTAGATGGCACCAACAACGCCAACATCACGCTTACCGTAACTGACGGCAGCAACTCGGTGCTGAGCACTCTGGCCAGTACTATTACAGTGCCAGCGGATGCCTCGCTAGAAGTAATTGCGAATAAGTTGATACTTAAGCAATCACAGAAAATTAGAGCTACAGCATCAGCAGCAAATGATCTTGAAATAACCTTTAGTGCATTGGAGATTACAGTATGAGTAACGGTGGAATTATTGGCGTTATCAATACGCCTACTGCATCAGTGGCCTCTGGCGTATGGACATTAAATGAAGTATTGCTAGCGCAAAGCCAAAATATTTGGCCAAAGTTTGAGATAACATTAGACCTTCTGCTTATTGCAGGAGGAGGTGGTGGTGGTGATAGCGGTGGTGGAGCCGGTGGATACCTGGAACAAACTGGGCGCAATGTTACTCCAGGAACAGTTTACTCAGTAACAGTAGGCGCAGGAAGTAGTGGGAATCTTGCACAAGCTACAAGTTCAAATGGGAGCAATAGTGTATTTGATACAATCGTTGCGCTTGGAGGTGGTGGAGGCGTTGCTGCTAACACTAATGGCCAATCTGGCGGTTCTGGCAGCGGAGGACCTGCTACAAGTACAGGTAATAAAACGGGTGGTGCGGCAACACAAGGCAATAGTGGTGGTGCGACGGGGTTTGGTTTTGCAGGGGGTAACTCACCTGGATCCACTGGTCCATACCCAGCCGCAGGTGGTGGTGGTGCTGGAGCAGTTGGAGGATCTCCAGGTGCTAATGCAGGAACGTCTGGCGCGGGAGGTGCTGGCAGGGCATCGTCAATTACCGGCACACCAGTAACTCGTGCTGGTGGT